GAGCCGTGGTTTATCCCAGTTAGTGAGATAGATAGCGAGACCGCTGAAAAGTACCACTTTAGGCTGGTACACGGTAAAGACCAAGACTACTATATATGTTACGGTCAAGAGGCTAAACCTTTTATGTATCCAGCTCTTAAAAATAACGAAAAGGTTATAAAAGATATGTTTAAAAATGGAGTCAAGACTAAATTAAAAGCTAACTGTAAAGGAGGTAAATAGATGTACTTACCTAAAACTGATGTTTACAATATACTAAAAACGTTAAATTATTACGTATCACAAACTCAACCAGCCAGCTTTAACGAGTTACCAGCTATAATATTTAGAGTTGGTAATAACTCTATAAATTATGACTTAAATAATAATATTATTAGTCAAGATATAGAGATAGTTATAGATATATGGGCTGAGGAGTCTACTGTGGCTAGTACTGTATTGTCTCAAGTTGAGGAGACTATGAGACTAAATCTATACAAACTGTCGTACTCAAACGACGTACCAAATAGTGGTAACCTATACCATATAAATTGTAGGTTTACCAAATTAGCTTAAAAGGAGGTAAAGATATGGAAAATAAACAAGCTACTAGAACTATCGGGACTACTTTAACTAAGGTTAAAAGTGGGAGCGAAAGTGCTGACTTAAAAATCGCTAACCTTACATCTATTGGCGAAATAGGTATCGAAAGCGAGGAAATTGATACAACTGATTTAGACAGCGTAGGCGGATACAAAGAGTTTATAGCTGGGTCTAAAGACGCTGGAGAAGTTAGTATCGCTGGTAATATCAAGGACGAGTCAAACGTTGAGAAAATGTTAGCTCTAGCTGAGTCTCAAAGTTTAGAGGACTGGATAGTAGAATATCCAAGCGGTGCTAAATGGGAGTTTAAAGGTTTTGTTAAGTCTTTTAAAGACGGAGAAAAAACTACTGACGGTTTAGCAACATTTACAGCTAGTATACGTATAAGCGGTAAACCAAGTTATACTAAATCGGCTTAATGACTGACGGGAGGCTGGTTTTTTACTGGTCTCCCGCTTTTTTTGTATAAAAATGGCGTCGTATAACGCAACGAAAAACAAAAAGACGTACAATTACCCGTCTCGTTGCGTCTCAGCGTACCATTTTATACGTAAAATATGACTAAATTGATAGGAGGATATAAAAATATGAAATTAAATCTTAAATATAACGCTACTAAGGTAGACGAAATAGAACAAGCTAAAAAGTTACCAATAGAAAACTGTATCGCTGATACTACAGTAACTAATTTAGCTTTATTTATCCAAAAAGGACTAATCGACGATAACGGAGTACACGGAGTAAGTAGGAGCGTAGCAATAGCTACTATCGACGCTTACTTAGAGGAGAACGATAAAGACGAGTTAGTTATGGATATAATGGAGGCTTTAATTAACGGCGGTTTTTTATCGAGGGACTTGAACGTGGCGAAAGTGAGAGAACTGAAAGCGAAACGTCAAGCTCAAGTCAACGAGGAAATCGACAAAGCCCTATAAAAGAGTATAAATACTTTGGGGATATGTGGCGAGATATGGAGGAGGACGCTATATTAGTAGGTCTTGACCTCCACTATTTTTGGACTCTAACCCCTAAACAATGGGCTAAGTATGTCAAGGTGTTTAACGATAAGCAAAAAATAAGACTTAAAGAGATAGACACCTTAAACTATATACTAGGTAAATACGTAGGTTTTGCGGTTAATGACCCAAAACACTATCCTAGTAAGCCTTATAGTGATAATGACACCGAGTTAAAGCCTATGAGCGACGAGGAAATGGAAAAACAAGCTCGTCGTAATACAATAAAAATGGGAGGTGTTATTAAATGACAGTTGAGGAGTTACAAGTATTGATAACAGCCAATACTCAGCAACTACAAAAAGAGCTAAATAAGACCAACTCCAAAATAGACGGACTTAAAAAGTCAGCTAGTAAAAGTGGAGCGGGTGTTATGTCAGCCTTTAAAAAGTTAAAGACTGGTATAGTTGCTTTAGGTATTGGTAAAGTTATCGCTGACTCAATTAAAACTGGTATGGACGCGGTCGAAAGTGATAGCTTGTTTGAGACGTCTTTAGGTAATATGGCGGACGACGTTAGAGCGTGGAGCGACGAGGTCTCTAATGCTTTAGGTCTTAACGCTGTAGCTATGCGTAAAAATACGGGTGTTATTTACAATATGACTACATCAATGGGTCTAGCTGAGGATAACGCTTTAAAGATGTCAAAAGGTATATCGTTATTAAGTGAGGATATGGCGAGTTTTTACAACTTAGATAGTAAAGAGGCTTTTAATAAATTAAGAGCTGGACTTACTGGAGAAACTGAGCCACTTAAAGCCCTAGGTATCCTAGTCGACGAAAATACTGTAAAACAAGTGGCTTATAGCGAGGGTATAGCTGAAAATGGAGCGGAACTTACCCAACAACAAAAGGTACTCGCTCGTTATGTGGCAATACTTAAACAAACTGGTAACGCTCAAGGCGACCTAGCTAGGACAATAGACAGTCCAAGTAACCAGTTAAGAATATTAAAAAATCAAGTTAGTCAACTTGGACTAGCTTTTTCTAACTTTTTATTACCCGTGGTATCAGCTGTCTTACCATATATAACAGCTTTTACTAAGGTAATAACAGTAGCTCTTAACTCTTTATCTAAATTTTTAGGTTTAGGAGGCAAGGGCGGAGCTGACACGTCTAAGTCAGTTAACGATATCTCCAGCGGTGTTGGAGGTATTGGCGACGGTTTGGATAGTGCTAATAAGTCAGCTAAAAAATTAAAAGGTACGCTAGCTGGTTTTGACGAAATGAACGTTATAACCGATAGCTCTAGTGATAGCGGGGCTGGAGGCGGAGGAGCTGGTGGTACGTCCGCTGGTTTAGACTTTGACTTAGGCGAGTATGACGCTCACTTAGACGGGCTAGATAGTAAAGTAGATAAGATAGTAAAAAACATAAATAAAGGTTTTACTACTGTAAAAGATGTAGTTAAGTCTATATGGAATAGTGAGCCAGTACAAGCGTGGGCTGGAGCTGTAACAAGCTACGGTCAATTTATGTTTGATTATTTTAGTACTTTGGGTGGTAGTTTTATAGAAAATATGAGCCTTACTTGGTCTAGTATCGAGGGTAACTTGGCTACTACAGTAGGTAATATGACTACTCTATGGACTACTTTTTGGACTGATACCCAAGCTGGTATCGAAACTTGGGGTCAACCAATTATCGACGGAGTTAATGGAGTCTTTAACTCAATTTATAAAGACGCTATTAACCCAGTAATTACTCAAGTTACTAAGATGTGGGCTGATTTTAGTAAAATCTTAGTAGACCTATGGAACGAACACGGCAAGCCGTTAGTAGATAACGTGGGCGAGTTTGCTACTAATATTATCGCGTTATTTCAAAGTATATGGGATAACGTACTAGAGCCAATAGTTACGCCTTTTTTAGAGACTATATCTTGGTTATGGGATAAACACTTAAAAGGTATGATTAAATCGCTAGGCGATTTAGTAGGTAGCGTAGTTAACGGGGCTTTAGAAATCTATAACAAATTTATACAACCAATAGTACTATGGCTACTAGATAAATTAGCTCCAGCGTGGGCGTTTTTAAGTAGTACAGTTATTGGTATCGCTGGTACAATAATAGCACGTATAAGCGACCTAATTACTGGTATCGTAAAAGTATTAACTGGTATCGTTGACTTTATCGTTGGTGTCTTTACTGGTAACTGGCGTAAAGCGTGGGACGGTGTAAAATCAATATTTAGCGGTATATGGGACGCTTTAACTGGAGTAGTTAAAGGTGTTATTAACGTTATTATTGATGTACTTAACGGTTTTGTTGCTGGTATCAATAAAATTAGTTTTGATGTACCCGACTGGGTGCCAGTTATAGGCGGTAAAAAATGGGGCTTTAATATCAAAAAGATACCTAAGTTAGCTATGGGTGGTGTAGTAGATAAACCGACTATAGCTATGATAGGGGAGGCTGGTAAAGAGGCTGTTATCCCAATGGAAAACAACTTAGGAGCTTTAGAGAAACTATCTACAATGATAGGCGAAAAGATAAGCGGAAACGGTCAACCTATCCAATTAGTAGTAAAAATTGGCGAGGATACTATCCTAGATAGATTTATCGAGGGTATCCGTGATAAAAACTTTGAGACTAACGGGGAGGTGTTTAGTATATGATTTATGACGGAGACTTAATTAAAATAAATGGTACAGTAATACCAGCTATAGTTAATTATAAAGTTGGACGTAATAAACTTTGGAAAGACGCCGACCGTAATATGGCGGGAGAAATTAGAGCGACGCTTATAGGTATTTTTCCTAAAATAGAGCTTAACGTGGGAGTACTCACTCAAGACCAAGTCGCAAGTATAACCGAGTTGTTAGATAGCGACTATTTTGAGGTTGAGTACTTTGACGTTAGAGTCCAAGGTACAACTACAGCTAATTATTACGCTGGAGACTATGCTATAGAGATGTTAGACAAGGCGAGAGGTTTATATAAACCTTTTACTGTGTCGTTAATACCAGTAGCAAAAAGGAGGTATTAAAGTGATAGCTGTAAGTAATGATTTTAAAAAGGCTATGAAACAGCCTATCAAAGAGTTAGACGCTTATATTATGGGCGACGTTACTATAAAAAGTGAGGATAACTTAATATCTTTTAAAATTAGCTGTGATAGTGGTATGTGTAAATCAGCTATGAGGAAATTAGAGGCTAAATACCTTGGGGAGCATAACTTACTAGGTCAATGGGTACGCGTTGGGTACGGTGTAAAACTACCAGCGGGTACCTTTGAGTACCTAGATTATGGCTCTTTTTTAGTTACTGAGATAACTACAGTTAAAGATACTGGAGTAACTACTATAGTAGGATACGACCAAATGGTAAACTCAATGAAAGAGTACACTAAACTAGAGGCTGAGTATCCTATTAAGTTAATAGATTATACGAGGTTATTATGTGAGGCTTGCGGTCTTGAGTTGGGTAATACTAAGTTTGGTAAAAACTTGTTTGACGGCGAGTTTGAGCTTGGATATATAGATATCAGTACGGGCGAGGACAAGTATACTACTACAAATATACGTACTAAAAATTATCAAGCTATTTTACCTAATACTAAGTACACTATATCTAGTGAAAATAACGTTACTAGGTGGGCGTTGTTTTATGATATAAATAAAAATTACTTAGGCTATACGCAAATAAGCAATATAACCGCAAAAGGAACTATAACATCAATAGATAATGCGTATTATTTAAAATGGTATTTAGTAAACTATGCGGATATAAACCATAAAGAATTATTAGAGGAAAACAATGTCTCTACTCCATACGTACCATATAACCAAATGAACGACTGGGAAATTAACCAAGAGCTATGGGAAAACATCAACGGTATAACTTACCGCGATATTTTAGTCCAAATAGCTCAAGCTACGGGTACTACTTGTATTATTGGTAACGACGATAAGGTTTATTTTAAATCATTAAATAATACTGGCGAACAACTTACCTATGATAATATGAAAAAGTTGAAACTAGAGCCTAAATATGGGGAGATAAACAGCTTAGTATTATCTCGTACTCCGCAAGAGGACAATAAAGTTGAGCGAGACGAGGACAGTATACAAGCCAACGGTCTTACTGAGTATAAAATCGAAAATAACGAAATTATCGACAAAGACCGTGATAATGCTATGACCCCAATATGGGAGGCGTTACGTGGTATAAGCTACTATCCGTTTGAGACAACTACCGAGGGCTTAGGTTGGTATGAGATAGCCGACAGTTTTGATATTGTAAATGATACTGGAGACGTATTTAGTACGTCTTTGTTTAATTACACTATAACAGTCGACGGAGCTATTAAAGAAATACTAAAGACTGTAGCTGATACAAAAACTCAAACTCAATACCAATACGCTACGGGTATCGCTAAAAGAGTCAAAAATACCGAGATTATCGTAGATAAACAAGGGCAAAAGATAACTGACTTAGTCGAGGATATGTACGAGGAGGAGGGTATAGTTAATAAAAACTTTACCAAGGTCGAGCAAGATATCAAAAATATCATAAACTCAGTACAAAACAGCGGAGGTAACAACTTAATAAAAAATAGTGTTATGTTTGCGTATGATAGTGATAATAACCCTAAAGAGTGGGATATAGTCGGTACGTGTGATAACGAGTTTAATTTTAACGCTTTAACGTTGGAGACTGGTACGGTTGATTATACTAATAAAACAATAACAGTAAATCAGTACGCTAATAGGTCGTTACAACCACTAAAGGAACTGGTGCCTAGTATGAAAGCTGGAGAAACGTACACGCTGACGTTAGAAACTACGGGCGACAATAAGTTTATTTATTTACTGGGGTCGTCTACAGTATGGCTTAGTGGTAAATCGCATAAAATAACTCAAGCGGAACTTGACGACCATATATACGTATATGGAAACTACCAAAGTACCGAAACAGTTGTTATTAGTAATATTAAAATCAATAAAGGCGACAGCGACGGTACGTTATTTATAGACTCTAATACCGAGTCCTTAACCGCTGGAGGTTTAAGCGGTCATAGTTTTACCTTATCGAATAAAATAGCCAGTCAAAAGGTGGCTGTCGGTACTGGTAATCAATATACGTTTAGTACCAAAATAAAAAAAGACACTACGGGTAGCTGTTATGTTAAACTGTATAACTCTAACGAGGAGTACATTATAAACCTATCGGCTGGAGAAAATGTCTTTTATAAAGAGTACGAAATTAAAGACCTTATACCTAAAGAGGGATACTATATTATAGAGTTTTACGGCTCAGCGGATAGCGGAGCTACTTTTACCGACAATATGTTATCTCTAGGTAACTATAAAACTCCGTGGCAACAAGCAAACGGCGAGGTAATGAATACCCAAGTTAATATTAACTTAGAGGGTGTTTTAGTTAAATCGAGCGTTTATTTAGGAGATTATACCGTAATGTCTCCGTTAGAGTTTGCTGGATACTCTAATATCAACGGTACGATAACTAAAGTATTTAGTTTAAATAAAGACGTTACTTTAGTTAAAAAATTAGAGGCGGAGGACGAGGTAAAAATGGTACCGATAAAAGTAGTACCTATTACCAGCGGAGACCTACAAGGTTGGGCGTTCGTACCGTCTAATTAAGGAGGTGTATATAAATGGCTCAAATATTTAAAGGTAGAGTTTATGGTGGTAGTCCCTACCCTAGTGCCGAGATAAACTACGAGTATAAAAGAGATAACGCTAATATGCAATATCGCTTTACTGGTAGAATTTATCTTGAAAGTGCTAGCGGGTGGTACTATAACAATTTACAGCTAAAACTATACCTTAACAGTACTCATATTTATACCAAAGACTGTAAAAGCTCAAGTAAGGGCTGGTCTATTGACTTTGATAGTGGCTGGCATACAGTAAGTAACAAAGTAAGTGGTACTACACCATTTTATTTTACGGTAAAAGATACTCAAGATAGTAGCTGGTGTAATTATACGAGTAGTACTTACAGTTTATATGTAGCCCCAGCTTACGCTAATATTACATCATTTACCGTAAGTAAAATAGACGAGACGAGCGTATCGTGTGGCTTTACGGCTGACGTATCTTGCGACTGGGCTAAATACTCTTTAGATAATGTTAATTGGTATAATTTACCTAACGGTGGTGTAGTTAGTGGTTTAAGTGCTAATACTACATATACTTTTTATTTAGCCCTTAGACGTACCGATAGTGGCTTATGGTCGTATAGTAATGGAGTCCAGCAAACGACTTATGATTATCCTAAACCTACCGAAATAAGCGATTTTACTATAGGCGACGGGGCTATGGTAACTTTATATAACCCGTTAAAAAGAAACTGTACGCTAGATATTATAAGTAATAACAGTAATACGGTTATAGGTACGTTTAGTGGTACTTATGAGGGAGTTGTTAACGCCGAGTTTAAGACGGCTGACGCAATAGCTAAACAGTACGCGAGTATACCTAATAGCCAAGAGGGTACATACTACGCTCGAGTAACGTATGGTAACTCGGTAAAAACAAAAGGTAACGCTAAATACTATGTTAAGGGTACTGAGGTACCTAGTTTTAGTAATTTTACTTTTAGAGATACTAATACGGCTGTTACAAATGTCATAGGTACCGACCAAGCCTTAGTCAAGGGTTTATCTACACTAGAGGTAACTATACCGTCGGCTAATAAAATGGTGGCGGTAAATAGTGCTAACCCTAAAAATTATAATTTAAGTATAGATAATATTAGTAAGACGGTAGATTATTCTACGGGTACCATAACAGTACCAATGGGAGTAGTATACTCCAGCGGGACTAAAAGGTTAACCGTTAGAGCTTACGATAGCCGTAATTTATCAACTCCAGTTTATAAGGATATCCCAATATGGGACTACTATAAACCAGTAATAAATATAGAGTTATCGAGACTTAATAACTTTGAAAATCAAACGACGCTTAAAGTTAACGGTACTTATACTAAAATGTATGACGGGGTTAAAGATTTAAACAGTATGACTAAAGTACAGTATAGATATCGTGAGGTTGGCGGTACTTGGTCTAACTGGACTACATTAAATACTACAGTAACGAGCGGTAAATTTACGTGTAGTGATGTAATTTTATCGTTAGATAATACCAAGTCCTTTGATTTTGAGGTACAAGCCGAGGACAAATTACAAGCCAATACGGGTAACAGCACGGTTGGAGTAGGACAAGCGGTATTTTTTATTAGTAGTAATAAAAAAGCGTGTTATATTAACGGTCAAGAAATTTTAATGTACGACGTAGTCGACGAGTGGTAAAGAGAGGTGGTTTAATTGGCTAAATCGATTAAATTAAAAAACGAGACTTATTTAGATAGTAAAAGTGTCTCATACAAAAGAAAAAATTTAGAAAATGAAATAAACGCTATTGAAGAACATATATGGAGCTATACCCCTTGCAAAATACTTAACACTCCAGCTAATTCGTCAGCAAAAGGAGCGTTAAGTGTATTAGCTAGTCAAAGTGGTAACTTGGACGGTACGTATTTTCCTATAGTTGGGGAAATAATAGACGCAAATATTGGCTCTTATATAGGAGGAAACCCTAATATTGCTACTGGTGGTCCAAACTTTCAAAGTTTTATATCGGGTACGACTACACTGTATACGGCTATAATTACCAATTACTCAGCGTCATATATTGTTCTTTTAAAGAGAATATATGGCAATTATTACGCTACATATATTGGACCATAAAGGAGGATAAAATGAAAAGTATAGTTAATTTTTTAACTGGTACAGTACTAACTGGAGTACTGTACCTTTTAGGTGGTTGGGATATCGCCCTACAAACGTTACTAATCGTTATAACTATCGATTATATTAGCGGAGTATGTAAAGCGATATATAACAAAAAATTAAACAGTAAAGTAGGTATTAAAGGTATAGTCAAAAAGTTTGCCTACTTACTAACAGTAGCTCTAGCGGTTGAGCTAGATACTATTATGGGTGGTACTGGAGCTATCCGTACTTTAGTAATTTACTTTTTTGTAGCCAACGACGGTATCTCTATCCTAGAAAATTTAGGAGGTATGGGTATCCCTTTACCAAATAAATTAAAAGAGGTACTAGAACAGTTAAGAGACGACAATAACCCAAAAAAAGGGTAATGATATTATATTAAACAAAAATAAAAACGCCTTAAAATTGATTTTAGGGCGTTTAATTTTTCCAAAGGAGGTATAAAATATGGAAAATTTAGAACTACAAACAACTTTTAATAATGACACTATCGAGGTCTTAGTAGAGGACGGAGTAGTGGAAAACGTAGAGGAGGTGGCTGATAATGGAAATGAGAACGAGTAAACCAAAGGCTGGTAATAAGTTTTATATTACTACATCTAAAGGCGGATACTCTCAATGTATCCAAGGTAGCCCAACTGACGTGTGTAACGTTTTAGCCAACTGTGTTGGGTATGCTTGCGGGCGTTTTAATGAAATAATCGGCTCAATGAAATATCCTTACTTAAACTGTAACGCGGAAAACTTTATCGAGAGAGCTAAAAGTACTTATGGTCTAACTGTGGTACCATATCCTACTTTGGGTGGTATTATGGTATGGCAAAAAGGCGGAACGCTTAGCGGTAATGACGGAGCGGGACACGTAGCTATCGTAGAAAAAATTATCGATAAAAATACCATTTACACTAGCGAGAGCGGATACGGTGGTAGTGCTTTTTGGAACTCTACACGCTCTAACAGTAATGGACGTTGGGGTCTAAGTAGTGGATACACTTTTAGAGGTTGTATCGTTAACCCAGCTATAGGGGACGTACACTATGTAGAGCCAGTTAACCCTACACCAAGTAATAAATATAAAGTAGGAGATAAAGTTAGATTTACTGGTACGCTTTACCGTGATAGTATGGGAAACGGAGCGGGTCAAAGTAGGACAAACTTAGAGGCTACTATCTACTTAGTAAATTATGGGGCTAAATGCGAGTATAATATTAACCACGGTTTAGGCTGGGTTAAGGCTGAGTGTTTGACTCCATTAAATAATACGTCTAACGATATTATCTATACTGTAGTTAGAGGAGATACGCTTAGCGGTATCGGTGCTAGATACGGTGTTGACTATCGTAAGATAGCTAAAGATAATAATATAGCTAACCCTAACTTAATTTATGTAGGTCAAAAGCTAGTAATTAAAAAATAATATGTTAAAATAACCCTAGGGTCTTATGACTCTAGGGTCTTTTTTTATGCAACTATAGACCTCAGCCCATATAGAGGTCGCGTGTTGCATATCAAAGGTAAATAATTAAAAAGCCCAGTAAATCTTAATATCGTCGCCTAGCTCTATACGGTCGATAAGTGAGTGGACTAACATACGTTTAGAGTCTAAATCGTTGGACTCTAAAATATTTTTAGCGTTTTTAAGGATATCGTTAACCTCGGTTAGCGATATTTTTTTATTATCCTCAATATCATTTTTAATATTTTCTAGCTCAGTCTCGAGAGCTGTACGCTCGTTGGTTAATGTATTGATACGCTCAGCTATTTTATCTAGCGGTACGTTACCTAGTTGGTATAAGTCCATAACTTTATCTAGCTGGCTGGATATCTCCTTAATACGTTGGTTTATTATTTTCTCCTTATCCTCGGTATTATCCTCCTTATTGTTGTCGATTATCGCTTGTAAATAGGACTCGTCAAACTGTAGTTTAAGTATCTCGCCTATAACCAGCTTGTCTACCTCGTCGACCCTCCAGTTTTTACTCTTACAGTTTGGGTCTTTTATCATACGTTTATTAGATTTAGTACGACTATAACAACTATAGTAGTCCCAGCCTTTATGGTCTTTTAGATGTTTACGCCCGTTTATGTGGTGGGTGTAATATCTAGCTCCGCAATTTTGACACCAAACTATACCGCCTAATAACTGGGTAGGTTTAAAAGGTGTTTTAGCTCGCTCGGTCTTACTGGCGTCTAACTCTTTTAGTCTATGTTGTACTTTATTAAATAGCTCCTCACTTACGATAGGGTCGTGTTGACCGTCGTACATCTCGCCAGCGTAGGTAATTTTACCGTAATATAATGGAGTCGTTAAACAAGACTTAACGGAGCTATCACTATACCAATTACCATACTTATTAGTGTACTTACTGGATAATATTTTACGGATACGGCTAATAGGATATCCTTTTAAAAATAGGTCGTATATTTCTCGTACTTGGATAGCCTCGTACTCATTTATAATTAACTTACCCTCTATATAATCGTATCCAATAGGAGTATAACCGCCACCGTGAAAATATCCGTCTCTAGCTCTACCAATGGCTCCTAACCTCATACGCTCCTTAATAGTATCACGCTCGAGCTGAGCGAAAACGGACAAAATACCTATCATAGCTTTACCAAATGGGGTACTGGTGTCAAAGTTTTCGTTAATACTAATAAAGTTGATGTTATTTTTTATAAAAATATCCTCAATAATATTAAGGGTATCTTTTTGGCTACGGCTAAGTCTATCTAGTTTGTAGACTATTACGGTGTCTATCTTTTTATTACGTATATCATTTATCATTTTTTGTAGGGCGGGTCTATCGGTGTTACCACCGCTAAACCCAGCGTCGCTATAAATATTAGCGACCGCCCAGTCTCTAGCCGTACAGTATGCTTTTAGTCTATTTTCTTGCTCGCTTAAACTATAACCCTCGACTTGCTCTTGGGTAGATACTCTAGTGTAAATACCTACTAACATCTCTTAGTCCTCCTTATCTTTTTTAGCTAACTCTAAAATAAACTCCATATAATGTATTAAAGCGTTAATATTATCTTTATTAACTGGCTTACCCTCAATTATAATATCGTCTTGAGTGAGTAGGTCTATACTCATATTAAGTATCTCGCTCAAGTCTCTAGGCTTAACCTCAAATACTGAGTTAATAGTCTCTTTATAGTACATATTGCTACTATCCCCCGCTAAGTAGCTTTTACTTACATTTAAAAACTCGGCGATACAGTCGAGTCTATTTTGTTTTATACTTTTAAAATACCCAGCCTCGTAACGGTGGACGGTAGCCTTATTAACCCCTATAGCCTCCGCCAACTCCTCCGCTGAAATGTTACGTCGCTCTCTAACCTCTTTTAACCGACAAGCAAATAAAAACATATCCATAATATCGACCTCCTAAATATTTTTTAAAATTTTTAAACCCTCTTTATACCTTTAATTATAAGGCTTTATTGCGAAAATGCAACAACTAATTTTAAAAAAACAATAAAAAATCGCGAAAACGCTTGACTAATTTTTTTATTTTTGATATATTAGTATCAGTTAAGAGATATGGGAAAACTTAACAGTCGCGAAAATGCGACGAGAGAGGGAGATAAAATTATGGAAAAATTAAACTTAGAACAAATTAAAAACTACTGGGCGTACCAAGATGTAAGTAAAAATTATAAAATCAATATTAAAGAAACTAAAGACGGAGCTAGAGTTACTATTAGTGATAAATACGGAGTAGAGGCTATGTTTAAAGTTAAACGTTATAGTTACGATTTAGATACAATGACTGTAGAGGGCTACAGCGTATACGATAGAGCCGACAATATAACTGAGGAGCTAGACTACAGCGAAAATATCAACGACTGTGTTAAAGGTTGTATCTATTACTTTAGTACTAGATATTAAAAGGAGGTGTAGATATGAGATACGAGACTTGGGTAAGACTAGATAGCGGTAGATATTACTTTGTCGGTTGGTACCAAATGACTAACGAGGAGTATGTAGTCGCAACCGAAAAAAGAGGTAAATATTTATACAAGACTTATCAATGGTTAAACGGGGATATCGAAAAGTTAAGATATACTATTGGTTAGTAAATTTTACGGTATTGTGTAAACAAAATAAAAAATTGTGTAAAAACTGTAATTTATTGTTAAAAAATTAACAAAGTATGATATAATTAAATTAGTTAAGAGAGGATATGAGGGATATGAGAAAAAAATATAAATTAAAAAAGTGGGTTAAAGATTTATTAAAATTAGTAGCGGGAGCGATAATTGGTATAGCTATTTATCAATTATTTACAGTAGAGACAGTCAAACATACACCAGTTGGAGACTATACTTGCCGTGGCGGTATTATCCAAACTTGTACTGGTAGTGAGGCTGTAGCTGATTATTTAGGAGTGTAGTTTATGAGTTTAACGTTTAAAGAGATGTACGTATTTACTTTATTAAAAGATACGCCAGTATATACAAGCGGGGGGCTTACGTTGATACTGAGATATTTAAACCTATTATATAACGACTTAAATATATCAGCAATTTATCGAGAGATAGTTAACTATCAAATTAAAAAGTATGGAGGTCAACTATATACTAATTATAGTAGCCTTAGACGATATACTAAGCCCTCTAACGCTAATAAACGTTAGAGAGTCTATTAACACAGCCGTTGGACGTCCCAAGCCGTCAGTTAGAATAGTGGAGGGGTAGATAGAAAAACAAAAAAGAGAGGAGGTATTTTTAGTGGTTAATACCAATAAAGTAAAAGCTCGTATGGTAGAGCTAGGGTTAAACCAAGAGGACGTCGCTAAAATGTTGGGTATCGATTATAGTACCTTTAACATAAAGATTAACAATAATAGACGATTTTACGCCGACGAGGTCGCCAAGTTATGCGAGATACTAGGCTTAGATACGTCTAACCAGTTACGCGAGTATTTTGGGTTTGACTTTTTAGTTTTAACCGATAGTCGCGAAAAAGCGACTGACGATATAGTAGGAGGTGTGTAGTGCCGTGGTGGTTAATATTTTACAAGACGGTAGTAAGGTAGCTGATATGAGTAAAATAAAAGTACCCGTTAATGATAATACGGTTAGAGCTTATGAGCTTATAGCTGGGAGTGGGAAAATATGAGAGAAAAAGCTATCGAAAACAAAATAAAATCGTACTTAAAGGGTAAAGGAGCCTACTACGTTAAATATCACGGTAACCAATTTAGCCAAGTTGGAGTCGCTGATATCTTAGCTTGTTATAAAGGTAAGTTTATCGCTATTGAGGTAAAAAACGAAAAAGGTAAACCAAGCCCACTACAAATAGTAAACCAACAAATGGTAAAGGACGCTGGAGGTATAAGTATTATAGCTCGTAGTGTCGAGGAGGTGGCTAAAGTTATTGATACAATTATATAACTATCAACGTGAGTACTTTAACCACGTTAAACGTAACTTTATCTACGATATGGATACTGGTACTGGTAAAACAATAATGGGCTTACATCACTATAGTACATATTACAGCGATAAAAAATTATTGATAGTAGCCCCAGCCTCAAAAATCAACGAGGGTGGCTGGCAACGTACAATAAAAGACCACTACCCTAATATCGAGTACGAGACGTGTACCTATAATATGCTAGGTAAAAAATATACTGAATATAGAGATTATTTTGTAATCTTTGACGAGTGCCACCGCTTAAAAAATAGCTGTGGTGTATGGGGTAAAGCGGGTTATAACCTAACAAAAATAGCCAGCGGGTTTATCCTATTAAGTGCTACGCCTATCCCTAATGGTTGGGAGGATAGTATTAACTATTTTAAGATGTTTGGACTGACTCCAAACAAAACACAATTTATACGTAAAGAGGCTATAGTATCAACCGATATGGGCTTTATGCAAATACTAGGCTGGCGTAACGAAATCAAACTAAAAAATATGTGGAAATCTATATCGAGACGTCTAAGTAAAGACGAGGCTACTGATTTACCGCCGTTAGTCTTTGAGGAGGTACACTTTAAAGCGTCTAACATTTATAAGGTCATTAAAAAAGACCGTATCTATGACGAGACCTTGTACGATAACCAAATGAAACTACGACACGGGCTAAGGTTATACACCAACCTAGATAAAAAAATCGACTATATCAAAGAGTTTATAGAAAATACAAACGATAATATCATTATTTTTTATAACTATGACGAGGAGTTGAGGCTTTTACAAGAGGCTATAACCAAAAAGACGTATCTATGTAATGGAGCGGTAAAAGATTATCCAAAAAAGGACGAGTGGGATAAGATTAAAAATACTGTAACGCTCGCAAATTACAAAAGCGGTAGCGAGGCTGTAGAGTTTACGTACGCTAATATAATTATTTATTTTAGTCCTACTGACTCTTATACCGAGTTTTACCAAAGTTACGGACGCTGTTACCGTAACGGTCAAAATAAAAAAGTAACAGCTTATAAGTTTATTACTGAGAAAACAATAGAGGAAAATATCTATCAAGCCTTAGATAATAAACAAGATTTTAACTATAATTTATGGGAGGAAAAAAATTTATGAGAGATAAAGACTTAGAAAAAATGATAAAAAAATTAAAGGAGTTAAACGAAATACTAGAGGGTGTTACTGACGGTATGCCTAACAAAATTAAAGAGGCTATCGAAAAAGGACACAAAGAGGAGGCTAAAATATCAGTACATAAATACGCTGACGGTAGAGCTGAGACAAGCGTAGAGGGTAGTACAATGGGTATACTTATAGCTCTAGCTGGACTAGAAAAAACTGTCTTAGATAAAATTAACGTACCAGCTGGTTTGTTTGAACTGATAAAAGATACTGTAGGTACTAAGGAGGTTTAGTTATGGCAAACGTTAACGTAACTAAAGACCGCCATAAGTACGTTGGTGGTAGTGATTTACCTACTATTTTAGGACTTAATGTTAAATACGGTACTACAGCGTACGACTTAGCGTTAGACAAAGCGGGTATCAAGCCTAGAGAGTTTAGCGGTAACCAGTTTACAAAATACGGTCAAAAATTAGAGCCAGTTATTAGAGACTATATTAACAGCTTATATGGTGTTAATTATCTTGAGGATACGGTAATTGACGAGGCTAGAGGATATAGAGGTAATACCGACGGTATCGACCGTAACGCGGATATCCCTATCTTAGAGGTTAAGACCTTTGGGGAGGAGTTAGACGTAGAGTATTATACGCCTCAATGTCAATTTTATATGGAAACTTTTAACCAGCCAGCTTGTTTGTTAGTTGGATATAAAAGACCAGCTGACTTTTATACTGGTATCGACTATGACTTAGAAAATGGGGACGAGTACTTTAACTTTGATTTTGACCCAGCTAACTTAGTTATCCACGAAATTAAAAGGGACTCTAAGGTGTGGGAAAAAATAGACTTACGTATCCAAGCGTTTAAAAAAGCCGTAGAAACTATCAAAGAAAATAAAGACTTAGCCGACGAGGATATGTTTAATGATGTATTTTATGGTAGCGACTTAATAGCTACTACAAATAAAGTAGCGTTATTAGAGTCTAAGTTAACAGCTCTTAAAGATGTTGAGGCTGAATATAAGAACGCTAAAGAGGAGCTATACCGTATTTTTGAGGAAAAAGGTATCGTATCGTTTGATACTGGTAATGTAAAAATAACAAAGGTAGCCCCTACGAGTTATGATACTGTGGGGATAGATACCGCAAAATTAAAAAAGGACGAGCCAGCTATTTACGAGGCTTACAAAACAGTTAAAACTACTAACCGTAAAGGTTATATCTTAATTACTGTTAAAAAATAATATAGTTAAGTCGCTAAAATGCGACTAAAAGGAGGATAAAATGACTAATTATTATATAGGATACGTACAAGGTAACAACGAGTACGTATACGTTGGAAATATTACACCTACAAACGTAGGACTAAGTACTACAACAAGTACAGCGTTAAGTTTTGATACTGAGGAGTTAGCTAATGGAGTGTTAGCTTACGTACAAGACTCTATCGTTAACCAAGATTTTAAAGTTATTAAAATAACTACAGTTATTGAGGAAATCAATAACGAGACTACTGAGGAAAATAACGACTCAGTAGAGGCGTAAAGGAGGACATTATGGGACTATTACCAGTAAATAAATCAAAAGATAAAGATATTACCCCTAAGGTTTTCTTTGTATGGGGTCAAAGTATGAGCGGTAAAACTTACTTAGCTCGTCAATTTCCTAACCCAGTAATTATAAATACTGACGGGAACGCTAAAAAAGTAGATACTCCAAGTGTTGAGGTGTTTGACTTTGAAACTTTTATAAAAGTTATTGAGGAAATCGAACAAGGTAAGCACGATTTTAAAACTATTATTATCGACTTAGTCGACGATATCCGTACTATGTTAGAGAATTATGTTTGTAAGAAAAACAAAGTCGACGACGTAGGGGAGATAGGATACGGTAAAGGATACCGCGACGTTACTATGACTTGGCAAAAGTTAATGGTTAGACTAAACCAATTACCTTATAACGTTATCTTTATATCTCATATCAAAGAGGTAAGCGAGGACGGTAATACTGTAGAACGTCCAAGCCTAGACCAAAAATTTTATAATATGTGTATGGGACGCTGTGATATGTCTATCAAATGTAGAAAAGTGGGACAAAAATATCTACAATTATGCGAGT